ATGTTGACAGTTTATGAAATGAATCCAGAGGGATATGAAGAGAAAGTATTTAAAGGAAATACATTAGAGGAGTTTATTAAAGAAGTTACTAAATATTATGAAGACGATGAAGTTTTTTTAGAAGAAAGGATAGAACAAGCTAAAAGGGATTATTTGGGAAACTATGAATATGTTTATTGTTATGGAGCAGATGGTTTTATAGTATATGATGATGAACTTATTAGAGTAGAAATTAAAAACATTATTGAGAGTGACTCTTTAAATGAATTCCATATACATGAGGCGGAGGAAATATTAGAGTATTATTATGGTGAAGATAATGTATCTAAAATTGAGGTTGTAGAATTTAAGTATTATACATCAGACTCAAGATGTATTGGTAATATAGAGGAATTTAAAGCTACTTTAGAAGAAATGGGTGCAGAAATAGTCTATAGTGAAAAATATCAAGTGTGTGATTTTATTGGAGTAGCAAATGCAGAGAAGATGTTAGTTGTTAATTTAAAATTATTAGCAGGAAATTCTGAATTTTATACTTATCAACAAATATCGGAAATTCTAAATAGTAAATATAATTTAAATGAATTAACTAAAGATGAATATTTAGAAATAGCTAATTTCTTGGATAGTGAGTATTGTATCTCATCAGGGATTGGGTGTGATACATATACGAAAAAACAAGTAATTTATATAAAAGATAGGGAAGATTACTTCAACAAATTATATGAGTATTTACAATATGATTCACTTGAAGAGTTTGAGCAAGATAAAGAAGATATAGATGAATATTGGAAAGGTGAAGGATTATACGATTTTTGGGAAGGTAATGACTCGATGATGGATTACTATATTAAGTTAGAGGATTGTGTTCACCTTTTATTAGAAATTAAATTAGATAAAGATAATGTGGAGTCAATATAAGAATGGAGGAGAGTTTCCTCCCTTATAAAAAATTAATAAACAAAAAGGAGAGATATTATGGGTTTCAAGGTTGTTCCAGTACATGGAAAAGGTGCTCTATTAAGATACGATATAGTTGAAACATCTAAAAATAATAAGGGTGTATATAAAAATATAGAGGATGCTAAAAAACATAAAGAATTTTTAGAGAAAAGAAAGAAAGAAAGAGATTATAAAATATTAAAAAAGGAAGAATCCTTCAAAAGAGAGAAGGAAGCAGTAGATAGCATTATTAATGATATTTATTCAGAATTTGGTGTAGAGATAAGAATGTTGAACAGACCAATTTTTGTTGAAGATGCTAGAAATTTATATGAAAGAATTAAAGAATCAGACATTAGGAATACAAGAATTTAATAAAAAGGGAGAGATAACAATGGCACAGGGAAAAAGAAAGGAGATCTATAAATATAAGTGCTTTATAGATGCAGTAAAATTTAATGTTATTAAAGACTTAGAATCAGACAAGACATTAAGTAGAAATGCAATTATTAAAAAGTATAATTTGTCTGGAGAGATCACAAGCCGTTTTAAATGGAGCAGAAATGAAAATGACACACCAGACAAGGTAATATTAACACATTTTAATTTAAATGCTACGGCATATAAAAAAGATGAATGGGTAGAGATACCAACACACTATGTAGAAATAGCTAAACAGATAATAGAGGCAAATTATAAAGCTAAAACAAACGATATTTTAAACAAAATAATAATTAAATTAGAAGGCAAAGAGGAGAGAGAGATTATGGAAAATATTAAAAATGTTATGATTGATGCAGGTAATTTTGAAATAAAAGTTATGAGTGGTGAAAAGTTTATTAATTTTTCAAGTAAAACATTTGTTGGTGAAATGAGAAATGAAAATAAATTTGAATGGATCAAATATGCAGGACAAAAGACATTCTTTGAAACATCTAATGGAAATTATAATCATAGTTATGAAAAAGTGGACAAGACAAATATAAGTCAAATTATTTATGCAATAGACAAGTTATTAAATCCAACAGATGAGATATATACAGTAAACCTAGGATATATGCTTCCAATTTCGCAATTAGAAAGAGGTAATGAATTAGTTGAAAGATTTGAAGGTCAAGAGTTTGAATATGATACTAAAGAAGGAACAAAAATTGTAAAAATAAATAGATTAATAGTTATTCCAGAAGGTTTTGCAACTGCAAACTACATATTAGCTACAGAACCACTAAAGATGAAGGGGAGAGTTATATTCTTCGATTGTGGATCAAGAACAATAAATGCATGTGAATTTACAAATGGAAAGTTAACTAACAATGATACTATGATATATGGAACATTTGGAAATTTATATGAACCAATCCAGAAGAAATATCCTAGTAAATCTATAGAGGTAATAGCTGAGGATTTAAAAAATGAATGGATAGATATTCCTAAAGAAATAGGAAAGACATTTACACAAGGTTTATTAAATGAATTTACAAGTTTCCAAAAGCTATGGAAAGAATACCATACTGTATTTGTAAGCGGTGGAGTAGCTGACTTCTTTAATACATATGAATATATGTATGAAATGTTACCTGATAATGTAGAAGTTTTAAATGATGCAGGAAAAACAAATGTAATAGGTGCCTATAAGATATTAGAAGAAGAAATTAACTCTATGATGGAGATGGTGTAGATGGCTAGAAGTAGACGTATCTATATAACTATAAATGAAGATAAGGAAGAAGATAGGCTAATAGCTAAATATCTATCCAGGTCTTACAGTGAAAGTTCTGCTTTAAAGGAATTAGTCTATAGGGCAGCACTATTGGAAACAGAAGGGTATACAATGCAACCTTTAGCTCCTAATAATACCCAAGAGGTGCAAAAAGGTGCAGATAGTACGAAAAAGGTGATAAATAATACTAATAATACCCAAGAGGTGCAAATAGGAGCAGATGATATCAAAGAGATGCAAGAAATTCAAATAAAGAAAAAGCAACCATTTAAAAAGAAACAAAAGTCTGAAGAAGATGAGATGTCTGAGATATTTAAAAATTTTAAAATGAGTAAAAATCAGTTAATGGGTAATAAATAATTATTTTAACAATACAAAAGATGAAATTAAGAGAAAAACAAAAGAAATGCAAAAAAATAAAAGCTAACATAAGCTAACTTTCCATAATCAACCAATATGATATTTGAATATAACAATAGAATTGATGTATAATATTTATCACCAATTTAAAGTGTTTCTATAACAATATTAATGACTTAATTATATTATAGGTAGTTATAGAGATGTTGTCAAGAAAAATTAAAAATAAAAAGGAGGAATATTGATGTGTAAAGAAAAGAAAATGAAAAGAATATTTAGTAGAAAGGTAGCACTACAACTTATTCAAAGAGGTTTTATGCTAGAAAGAACAGAACCAAATAAAAATTATACAAACTTGGTTACATATTTATTTTTAGAGACACCAGAATTTTTACAAGCTTTAACAGAAATAACACATAAATAAAAAGAAAATCAGTCAAATTAGGAGGTATTCAAAGATGAAAAATTTAAATGTAAGTATCAAAATTTTACAAGCAAAGGATGCAAAAGAAGGAAGAATAGGAGATAAATATTTAGGATCGCTAGATTATAGCTTACTAACAGATTACATAGAATCTCAAGAAAGTTTAAAAGAGATAATAAGAATAGAAGGAGAAAGAAAGTATTCAGATGAAATTATTTCGGTTAGATTTGACTATGCGTGGGAGGGAAATAACCCATACAATCAAATACACTATGTGCCAACCCAGGAAGAAAATAAAGATTATCTTACATATATAGAATGGAATAATACATATAAAGAAAATCATGAAAAATTAAGTAAGAAATTAAAAGAGAAATTAGAAGAACTTAAAGAAAATAAAAAGCAAACACGTAAGTACATAATAAAAGAATTTAATAAAGATAATAAATTATATAATTTATATAAGGATTTAAAAGTAGCAAAATCTAAGGCAACTAAAAATAAAATTGAATTTGATAAAGAAACCGAATATAAATTAGCTAAAAAAGAATATAAATTAAAATTACAAGAGTATATAAAGAATAATGATGAATTTCAAATGTTAATAAATGGATGTATTGAAAAAGAAAATAATATATCTAATTTAAAGAGAAATAAAAAGAAACAACTTAGAGAAATAAAGAGTAGCTATACAAAATCCACTAAACAATTAAGACAAGATTTATATGAGAATGGTTTTACAATAGGGGATAAGCATTATGTAAGATTTATTAGAAGTAGTGGTAGTGCTAGAGTTGGAAAATGTTTGTTTATAAATGAAAAATACTATAATAAATTAATGGATTGGATATATTCAGGAATAGATGTAAAAGGTCAAGAAATAGACTTAGCATCGTTTGAAAGTTACATATCATTAGTTGCTTCAGGTTCAGTAGGCAGATTTAAATTAGAGTCAAGAAACATATTATTAATTAATGATTATTACTCTAACTTCTTAAATGATAAAGATACGATGGTTACTAGATTAATTAATATTAAATATAATGAAAAGAATGAAATAATAGATGGAGATTTAGAAACAACTAGAGAAAGATTAAACATATCTAATAATATATTTGATGGTGAATCATTAATTGATAGCAGCATATTTAAAGAAACAGAAATACTGCAAGATAAAGAATCTTTAGAAGAAAAAGCTACAATGCAAGTAAGAAACGTATTTTTCAAGGGACAAGCTATAAATTGCAATATCCAGCAGTTCTACAAGGATTATTTCAAAGATAGTTATGATACAGCTATTGTCAAAGATATGTTTGGAAATGAAATGTTAGCTAAAGATGTAAAATTAATAACTACACCATCATCATTAAAATATCTTAAATACTTTAAAGATAAAGATAAAAAAGAAGGATATAACAAGTGGAAAGAAATAGCTTCAGAGGAATGGGCTATATGCAAATATGATAAGCCTACACATCATTTGGAAGGTATGACGCAGACCCATTATCAACTACTTAATTCCCTAGGATTATCAAGGGATAGAATGAAGGATTTATTGAAAGATACAATAGACTATATAAATCTTCTTAAAACAGATAATAGAGTGTTTAAGTATAATGTAAATATTAAAGCTGATTTACCAGAAGATTATGTTATAAATTCCAAGGATAGAATGATTAGAGCATTATTAACTTGGAATGAAGACTTTATAAATACAAAAGTATGTTGGGATTATAGAAAGAAAATGGTTCAAAGTTATATAGATAATGTTAGGAAAGGTCATGTTTTAGTAGAAGGAAATTATTCTATTGTATGCAATAACGTTGTAGAAATGCTTTATGCTTCAGTAGAAGATTTAGTAGAGATAGATGGTAGACTTCAAATAAAAGACAAATTAGAACTTAAACTAGAAGGATATGAAGCTATATCTATGAAGTTTGAAAATGGTGAAAAAATAGCAGCCGTAAGATCACCTCAGCCTTCAATGGCAAATGTGGGTGTATATACTAATAAAAGAGGAGAAGATGATTTATATTATCAAGAATTAAGTAAATATTTTAATTTAAAATCTAAAGAAGTTATATTTACTAACTCTATCAATGTAAATAAGATGGAGAAGTTTAGTTCTGAAGACTTTGATATAGATTCTGAATTAATAACAAATAATCCTATAATAGTAGAGTATGCTAATAAGATACAACGCTTTGCAGTTAATAATGATTTAACACCTAAAACACCTAATCCAAGAGTAAGAACATCTAAAAATTTATCTGATGTAGATGTAGAATGTTCTGTAAGCCGAATAGGTGAAGTAATAAATCTAGTACAAGCATTAAATTCAGTTTATTGGGACTCCATAAAACAAGGCAAAAAACATGAAGAATTAGAAGAACTTTATAAGGATATATGCCAATTAAATTCTTTATCTTGTATAGAAATAGATAGATGCAAAAAGACATCAATAGTAAATACTGCTAAGGAATTAAAGAAGATAAGAGAAAAAGGTTATTTAAAAGATGGGGTTAAGCCTAACTTTATGAAGTGGTGTAATGAGTATGAGCAAGGGGAAAAGAAACCTAAATATCATAAATTTGAAGCAGGTATGGATTACCTTGAGGATATTATATCAGAGAAAATAGTTTCCTTAGAAGACATAGAATATATGAAGTTAAGTTCTATTATTAAAAAAGACGGAAAGGAAGCTAATAGAGGCACAGTTAATAAGGTAATAAAGCTAATAAATAGCTATTTTAACATAATTACTGGAATATATAAAGACGCAACATTAAATAATAAAGAAAAAGATTATTGGGTAAATGAAATAGAACAGTTATGTGCATTAGATCCCAAAGTAGTAAATAAATTAAAAGATAAGAAAGTTATAAAGGCTATAATAAAGCGTTGTGAAAAATATGAAAAGTATACCAAAGAAATAAGAAAAATAAAAAGAAGTCTTGAAACAGAAATAGATTTAGAAAAAATCTATGAATTAAATAATGAACTTGAAAAGTATAATAAGTTGCGTGAAAAAGTAGAAGAGTTTAAATCTTTTAGAAGAATTTTAAAAATAATATTCTTAATAGACCAAGCTATATTATTAGATTGTTTTAAGAATAAAGCTAAAGAATATGAAAAAAAACCATACATTCTATATGGTTATGAAAAACTTATTTAATAATATTATGTACGGTATAAAAAAGATACTATACACAAACTGGCTTCATTACTAGACTTCAACGAAATTATGTAAAAGCCATTAGAGAATAATTTTTAGAGGGTAGTTGCACCTACTCTCTATTTATTAATTTTATTATAATGACTTAACGAAAAAATGTCAACATAAAACATGGATTTTATTTAAAACAGAAAGGTGGAATTATAATGAACAAAAACAGTAAATATTACATAATTAAAGATGAAGATATAGCGATAACAATAGAAACATTAACAGGTCAACATCCGTATGCCTATGAAAATAAATATGAAAAAGGTAAGTTTGTTTATAGTTTTATTAATGATGAAAAGTTTAAAGAAATATTTAAATTAGTTATGGAATTATTACATAAAAACGGTAGATAGAAAGGAGAATAAACCCGATGAATAGAGATATATTTGAAGAAGAGTTAAAAGAATTAGATAAAAATATAAGATTAGGGTATAACGCTTTTAGATTTAAAGTATCTTCTTTAGAAGCATCATCTGGAAAAACTAGACAAACAATAGCAAGTGCAATAAAAAGCACAAGAGAAATGCTAATTGTAACTAAATTTAAGAAAGAAGTTGACTATATAGTAAGAGAAGTAAACAAGGGGTGTAAGTTTGCTAAAGCAGTTGGAATAGTATCAGAGTTAGAATTGGTTCAAAATAACAAACATTTAGTTTTAACTGCAAAAGATATAGAATTCTTTCGATATGGCGTGATAGTAATTACACATAGCCAATATTATAAATTATGCAAAGGGGAAAATCCTTGGCTAGAAGGATTGGTTAAAAAGTTTGATACTTTACTTATAGATGAAGAATTTAATCCAATTAAGAACAATGTCTATACTTTTAAGCTGAAGAAAAACGAAGAAATGAAAGAATTATTTATGGGTTTTGGATTAGTTGAAGAATTGAAGGAATTAACAGATATATTAGAAGAACAATTCAATAAAGAAATATATAAACCTTATAATCAGTTGCATTGGGTTGAATTAAATATAGATGATACTATTATTAGGGAAAAATGCAATACACTTAGAAACTTAATAGAATTTAATACAGATAATATAAATGTAAAATTGGTTGATAGTAGAATGAGTGATAGCAAACCTTACTGTATGAGCGACATAACAGAATATGTTGAACTGATAGAAAAAATATTACTTAATTCTATAGCTGGATATTCTTTAATAGATGTAAATGAGAAAACAATAGCTACATATGATTATGATTTTGAATTCTTCAAGTTACAAAATAATATAATGCTTGATGCTTCTGCTAGTTTTTCTGAACTATATAAATCTAATAAATTTGAAGTAGTTCCAACTGAAAGGAAGATAGATCATAGTAAATGTAAATTAACGGTTGTAACAATAAAAACAACGACATCTGCAAAAAGTAAAATAAATCACTTGTTTAGACCTAAATTTAAAAATTATGTTGTTAAAGCATTAGGGGATAGCGAAAGTGGATTAATTGTAACTAAAAAAGATGAAGCTACATATTTAGAAGAAATAAGTTTTTCGGATTTTGATAAGGAAATTAAAGATGAAATTGATTTATTAAATGCAGATAAAAGCATGTTTGAAGAAAAAATAATTTATGAAGAAAGGGTTAGTTTTAAAAACTATGAAAATCAAAGAGGTATAAATGACTTTGGAGATTATAAACATATATTTCTAGCACATACATATAGACAACCTAGATTTTATTACGTGTTCTTATATAGATATTTCTTTAATGTTAAAGCTACAGATGAAGAAATGGAAACATCATGTGTAAAAGATAAAGAAACAGAAATAAAAGTTTGGGGATTTAATAATTGTGAAAGATTGCAACAACTAATGGTAACTGATATGTTGTCTTGTCAATATCAATCTCTTAAAAGAGTTGCTAGAAATAGAGAACCAGAAGCACATTATCATATTTTTAGTACAGATTGCAATTTAATTAATTTGTTAATAAATGAGTTAAAAGGTTTTAATAAAAATAATATAGAAATTATAACAGAGGTAGAATTCTTGGGGGAAAGAGTTTCTAAGCGTTCTAAGAAGGATATATTAAAAGATTATATAGAAGAACGATTAGCACAAGGCAAATGGAAAAGAGTAAAAAGTTCTGATTTAAAAAAGTCTTTAGGAATATCCGATAAAACTTGGAGAGAAATTTGGAAAGATGAAGATTTTTTAGCTTTCTGTAAAAGGAAAAGAATAAAAGAAGGTAAACCGAACGGGCAAAAAGTTAATTCTGTTTATAAATATTAGACCTTTAAATGCCTCTCAGCCTAGTTATATCAACGGTTGTGGGGTTTTGAAGCGGTAAAAGTCTACTTAAGTAATTTTATTTATTTATAGGAACAATTCCCTATATTTTAGAAAAGTCGTATCGTTCAAAGCTAGTAATATCAAGGCTTTACGGAGTTTTTAAGGGGTTAAAAAGGTATTTTTGCACCATAAAAAAGCCCTCAAAGTGGCTCTGCGTCTAGATTTTCACGATATCACTTTAGGATTATAAGTTATATGTTACATCAGTTTAAGATAAATGTCAAGAAAAATTTAATGATCGACAGATAAGACTTAACTTGTTTAAGGCTTAGCGGTCGAAGGTTTAGCCCTTGGGGGCGTGGCTTTAGCCAAACCTAGGGGGAGTTACTTCGGCATTAACTTATCGTTAATACCTCGTTGTAGCTATCGCTAGAGTAAACATAAACAAGAATAAGAATAGAAAGGAAGAATAAGAATATGAAATTAAGAGATTATCAAATTGAATGTGTAAATAAAATAAAGGAAATGAAAGAAGGTACTAGAAATATAATAGAAATTGCTACGGGTGGAGGAAAGACTGTAATATTCTCTAAGCTGATAGCAGAAACTAAAGGTTGTTGCATAGTGGTGATAGACCAAGAAGAATTGCTCCAACAAAGTGTTAGTAAACTTATTGCAGTAGGAGCAAATTGTGAAGATATAGGACGTGTAAAGGGTGTTCTTGATGAGGTGGATAAGCAGTATCTAGTAGCAACTAGACAAAGTTTAACTCATCCTAAATCTGATAGAATGGAAAGAATCTTAGAATGTGGAGAAATAGAATATTTAATTATAGATGAATGTCATTTAGCACTAGAGCAACAGAAAAAGATAATTGATGGAATTGGGGCTAAATATGTATTGGGATTTTCTGCAACGCCTTATGCAACAGGAATAGAAAAAGTATATGAGGATATTTTATTTAAGAAGGATATATTAAGTCTTGTGAAAGAAGGATATTTAGTAAGTCCTAGAGCGTTAGTATGTGAAAGTAATGTAAGTTTAGATGGTATCAGTATGACTCTAGGAGACTTTAATCAGAAGGAGCTTAATGAAAGAATAGATATTGAAGATAGAAATAAATTTATAGTCCACAAATGGATTGAAAATGCTAGCGAAAGAATGGCTACTATTGTATTTTGCTCTAGTATAGAAAATGCTAATAATGTTAGAGATGAATTTAAAAAGGCAGGAGTAAGTTGTGAATCAGTTGACTCTACATTAGATAGTAAAGAAAGAGAATGTATATTAAAAAGATTTGAAAATGGAGAAATAAAGGTGCTATGCAATGTAAATATCCTTACAAAAGGGGTAGATATTACTAGAGTGGATTGCATTGTAGAAGCAACTCCAACAAGGAGTTTAATGAAGTATATCCAACAAGTTGGAAGGGGATTAAGGCTTCATGAGGGTAAAAAAGACGCTTTAATTCTTGATATAACAGATAATTGCAAAAGACATAGTTTGATAAATTGTAATACTGCATTTGGATTAAATGATGGTGAAGATATTAATGATATGGAAGAAAGAATAGAACGTGAAATTGAAGAAGAAAGATTAGAAAGAGAAAGACGTGCTGAGGCAGAAAGACAACGCAAGTTAAAAGAAGAAGAGTTAATCATGAGAGAAATTGATTTATTTAACCAAAATATCTTTAACATAAAAAATAACTCTTCTATGGACTGGTACTTTAATAAAATCAATAATGCAGATGTTGCGATATTAAAAGTAGCTAATGATACAGAATTTTACATAGTAAGTAACAATGACACATACAAAAGTTATAAAAGAGTTCAATTAGAGGGTTATACATATACATTAGATATTATTTCAGAAAGTAATTCCTTGAAGGAGTTACAAGAAGAAGTAGAAACTTTAGCAGAAGAAATGGAGAAGAGTGGAATATATACAATACCAAACTTAAAATGGAAGAAAAACGAGGATATAACAGAAAAACAAAAGCAAAGTTGTAAAGGTAAAAATGTTAAGACTATTTGGGATGTTACTAAATATTTTAGTAAAAGAAATTGCTGGTTTACATTAAAAGATTTAATTTAAAAGAGGAATTATGGTATAAATGTAGAATTATGTATATTAAAAGGAGGTGAGACTTATGGGTTTAAAATTAACTCAAAAAGAAGTCTTGAGAGTTTTAGTTGAGAATGAAGACAAATGGCTTGGATTAGAAGAAATACATAAACTATCAGGGATTCAAAGAGGGCATATTAACAGTGCAATAAAGTTTTTTATAAAAAATGATTATGTATATATGCCTAATTTAGAAGGAAAGGTAATGGTATCTCCAGACGGAGTTTCAGCATATTATAGTTGTTAATAATTAAAGGCTAGGTGAAATATCCTAGTCTTTTTCTATTTTTAAAATCATGTACGGTTTTTTATAACTCTTAAAATAGTATCTTATAACCTTAATAAAATAGCCACTTTCGGAAGGTGTGAAAAAATTATGTGAATCACATTAGAGAGGAAAAGTTTTTAAATATTTAATTATACCATATAGTTGGATAATAAGTCAAGAATGTTGATAAAATTAATTTGAGAGTTAATTTAATTCAGCATTCAACGCTGACAGTATGATGTAATTCTAAATTATACTGAGTCAATAATCTTGTGACTAGGTAAACAGATTAGCAGTTGCATAACTCTGCTTAATAAAAATGTTGTATAGTTTGTAAATTTTTAGATCTTTTAATAATTTACTTATAATTAAGTAGATTAAAAATTCTTGCTAGTTTACAAGTTCTAGTACCTCCTTCAAAAACTTGAAGTAGAACCGAATACCTACTATAAAAAGGCGGATGTTTGTTTTAACATTATAAAAGGGGGCTATTCCTTGGCCTCCTACTCCTAAAAAAAGATAGATTCTAATACGTAGCTAATTCTTGTCCCATTTAACACTCCTTTTATTCCTTTAATTTTTATAGCTACGTGTTAGAATGTGTCTTTTAAGGCACTCTCCTGTAAATTAGGAGGATTTAATAAAATTATCATTATTATAGCATCGTCAAAAAAATGGCGGTGTTTTTCTTAATGCAGCCAAGGTAGGTCACAAGCCCTAGTAAATGCAGAGTGGGAATAAAAAATAAAGGAGAAGTGACTAGAATGGAAAATATTTATGAAGTTGTTGGATTTATAACTTTTTGGGGTGGTGCAGGTGTATTGATAGGAACATTTGCAAGTGCATTAGAGCAAGCATTAAAAGAAAGAAAAAAGGCTAAATTAGCTAAAAAAATAGGAATTAAAAGATAGAAGGGAATTAATGAAGATGAATAAGAAGATTGAAAAAGTGTGTAGATTTTTAATAGAAAATAAGGTAGCTAATAAGGATTTAATATTAGATTTTGATGAAGGAATACTTATGTATAAGGATTTTGAATGGGATCTTAATAGCAAATATACAGAGGTAGAAGTTAATGAATATGAGGAAGAATATGAAGAGTTAGTAATAGAAGATTGTGACCAGTATAAATTAATAATTGATTGTTATGGACATATAGAGGTTGAAACTCCAGAAGAAAAAGAATTAGAAGAATTAAGAAGAGAAAACTCTGAACTTTTGTATAAAATAGAGATGTTAGAGAAGGCCAATAAGGATTTAGCTAATATAATAAAAAATAAAAGTGAAAAAAGCGAAACAGATATAACAGATATAGCTGAAAAAGATGATGTTATAAAAAGATTTCTAAAATCTTATGGTGTAGGAGATTTAGATGAAGTGATAGAACATTTTAAATCCATGAAAGAATATGCAAAATTATGTAATAAAGTTTATTTAAATACAATGTTAACAGTAGTACGTTAATTCGTACTTCTTTTTTATTTGGAGAAAGTGGGGTAAAGTATGGGATTAGATGAAATATTAGAAGAAATTAATAAAGTTGTAGAAAATTTGAATTATAAAAATTCGATTAAGTTTATAGAAGAGTTAGAAAGATTAGAAGAAGAGAGGTGATAAAGATGAGTAGTATATATAAAACTTCTAGTAATAATTGTGCAGCCTTCTTACTTTATTTTGGATATGCTTTTACCCTAGAAGAAGATTTAAATAACAAGGTGTATTTTAAATTCGATGCTACAGAAGAAGGATTTTTCGATTCTTTACAAGATTTTAAGGATGCATGTAAAGATAGAAGAAGTGTTTATGTGGATTATGCTAGATTAATATATTTACAGGATTTTATAAGGAAAAGTGTTAGGATTTATAAAGAAAATAAGAAAGTAGGGGTTGAAGTTAATGAGAGATAGATTATCTTATGAAGAATTAAGAGCTAAAACTATATTAGATAATGTTGATGCTAAATGGTATCAAGTTTTTGATAAAAAAGTAGCAGAGGAGCTAATTAAATTAAATAAATATATGTATTTTATAGAAGAAGTACAACACTATAAAACTAAGAAATTAAGTAAATGTTGGCACTTTGAGTTTGATAAAAATATTTTTGATGATGTTAAAGTTATTAAAAATAAATTGTATAAGAAACGAGTTGATAGATAGTGATTAATACATATAAAAATAAAAATAGTATCATTTATAATGGAAGAAATTTAAGTCAACTGTATGATTTATATGTGGTCGATGAAGATATGGAATTAGAAAATGATTTGGGAGTTGCACAATCTGCAAATTTAAATAATGGAGCTTTAATTAATGTAGAAAAGGATATGTTTACTTTCTCTTTAAAGTTTATAAGAAAGATTAATGGAAAGTTAGCTTCTTTAGATGGAATATATCTAGGAAGGCCTTTTATGGAAGAAATAACAAGAGTGTTCTATAATACTGGACAAGATGGAGTTAATATTTTAGAGATAGGAGGAAAGGTATATTATGTTAGTCCTACAGGTGGAACGTTAAAAAGGTATAGTAGAAGTGTATCAGAATTTACAATTGAGTTTGAGAGCCTTAGTCCTTATTGCTATAGTCCAATAATGATTAACAGTATTAGAGTTTTATACGATAATAGTCCTAAAACAGTAAATATAGTCAATAGAGGAAACGATACACATGCAGAGTTAGAAGTTGAATGTGTACAAACAGGCACTCTAACTATTAGTAATAATGGTGCTGAGTTATTTATTAATGCAAATGTAGGAGACATTATAAAAGTGGATGGAGATCCAGCAGAAGTAAGTGATTATAGTAAAGTAGCTGGGAATATAAGAGATTCACTTATGTTAATATATGGTTCTAATAATGTATCAATATCCACGGATGGGGACTTTAAAGTAGTATTTAGGTATCAATGTGAATATGCGTTATGTTAAAGGAGGGATAAGAAATGGATAGATTTATGAAGTATAATGAAGTTAAGGGGATTAGATTTACTTTAACAGGCGATAAACCAGAAGATGAAATAATTTTGGATGAGCAATATGAGTATGTAAAGATAGAAGATCTACAAGGTGCAAGTAACATAGCTGTTTATATAAATGATGCTAAAGAAGATGATTATGTGATATTGAAAGACACAATAGAGTTCGAAGATATTGCTGTTAAGAAGATAAAGGTTAAATATATAAATAACTTAGGTGTTGATTATACTATACAAGCTATATTGATGAGGTAGTTATGGCATTGAAGAAGATATGTACAGGTTGTGGAATTGAAATAGATTATAATGGCGATTCAATGTGTAGGGATTGTAAGTCTAAAAGAAATAAAGATAAATATGAATACGAACAATCAAATCATAAGAGACTATATCATACTAAGAGATGGCAAAGGTTAAGAAGAAATATAATGGCTTCATATAATTGGTTGTGTCTACCTTCTTTAGAGAAAGGATTGATAGTTGAGGCTAAGATATTACATCATATAGAAGAAGCTAATGAGGAGAATTTTTTTGATAAAGATAACTTAATACCTTTAAGTCATGCAGTGCATGAAGATATTCATAGAAGATATGATGCAGGGATAAAAAGTAAGAAAGAGTGTCAGGAGTGGTTGAGGAAATTAAAGGATAGCCCCCCTACCTTCTAAAATTTAGGATATTAGGGCGTTTCCAAAGCCTTGCCCCCTCCCAGTCAGAAAAAAATCCAAATGAAAAATATTTTCACGTAAAAGAAAGGTGGTGAAGAATAATGCCAGTTGCGAAACCTATAGAACTATCTACAGGACATTACACTAAAGAGGAAATTGAACAACGTAAGGAAGCTGAAGAGAAATTAAAAGGTAATTCAGATTTAGTTTATGAAGTGCCTAAACAATTAAAGGGTAAAAAGGAAAAGGATATGTATTTATTTCTAGTTGGAGAGTTAAAGGCAAGTAATATTCTTAATAACCTAGATATAAATATACTGATACAAACAGTGAATTCAATATTCCAGATGGAGGAAGCTAATAAAAAGATAAAAGAGTTCGGACAAGTAATCCAAAAACAAGATGGATCACTTCAAAAAAATCCAGCTATAAACATTTATAAAGATTACTACTCAATATTTTATCAGTGTTGTAGTCAGTTAGGGCTATCACCTATGGCAAGAAGTAAATTAGCTACATTAAGTTTAGCTAAAGCCGAGGAGGATAGTGATGAGCTATTACAAATATTAAGAAGTTAGAGTGTTTATAATCCTTATCTAAGAAAGGTAAGGGTAATTAAGCACTCTTTTATTATTGCAAAGAAAGGAGTGATAGTGTTGTTATTATTGGAAAAAGCCATAAAATATGCAGAAGATGTTTGTAATGGTAAGGAAATTACTACGACATATGTTAAAAAACAATGTGCAATATTTTTAAAAGATGTAAGAGGAGAAAATGAAAAGTACATAATTGACAATGATTTATTAGAGAAGATAGAAAAACTATTAAAAATAATGAATATGCCTACAGGATTTAATAAAGGGGAGAAAGTGTTTGATGCCTTAGCAGGTTTTCAATGCCTAGTAATTACTGCAATATTCGGAGTAAAACTAAAAAGTGATATAACTAGGAGAAGATATAAGACATTTACCTTATTCATACCCCGTAAGAATGGGAAAAACTTTTTAGTAAGTGTTATTTTATTGCTATGTTTACTGTTGGAAGATGATTATACAGAAATGTATTCGATATCTTTGGATAGAGATTTAGCTTCCATGACTAAGAAAGCATTAACTCAACTAATAGAAAGATCTCCTTTACTAAAAAATAAATTTAAACTAACAACTACTTTAAATGCTAAGATAACTTGTAAGATAAATAAAAGTTTCTTTCAGGCTAGGACAAGTTTTGCAGATAAGAATAACTCAATAATGCCTTCTGTGATTGTAGAAGATGAAATAGGGGCAATGCAGAGTTATAGTAATTTAAATGCCATTGAATCAGGACAACTTAATATTAAAAATCCTTTAATATTAAAGATTTCTACAGCTTATGAAAATAATAATAGTGTAATGGAAGAAGAAGTTAATTATTCTAAACAAGTTTTAGATGGAATTGTTGAGGATGAAAGAATATTTAGTCTACTTTATTATGCAAGTAAAGAGAATATATGGAATGATATTGGGATTTATGAGGCTAATCCACTGAGAATAGAAGATAATTACAATGAAATAAGAGACATGAGAAAGAAAGCACAAGTAATAAAAGATAAAAAGGTTGAATTCTTAACTAAACATTGTAATGTATTTTTACAAGAAGATAGCGATGAAGCATATATAGATATGGAATTTTGGAAAAAATCTGTTGTTGATAAAATAGATTTTACAGGAAAAGAGGTAGTTATAGCTTTAGATGGTAGTATTTCTTATGATTTATTTGCAGTTACAATAGGCTACAAGGAAGACAATAAATATTATATGAAATCACATGCATTTTTACCGAGTGGAACATTAAATAAAAGAAGAGAGAAAATAGATTATAAAGAGATGGAAAGGCGAGAATATTGTACTATACATAATGCTGATACAGTTCAGTATAATCTGGTTGAAGAATATATAAGAAATATTGAAAAGAATTTAGGTTGTAAAATAAAAGCAATAGTAAGTGATCCATATTGCATGAAGCAAACAATGGAGAGTTTAGCTAGAGATTATACGGTTATTTCTCTTACTCAATCGTATAATAATTTAACAGTTGCAACTACAGAATTTAGAAATGAAGTTTATAATGGCAATTTATATCATGAAAAAAATAAATTATATGATTGGTGTGTTGCAAATACTACTTTAAGTGAGGGAAAGTCAGGACATATAATGGTCGCAAAAGACAAAGCTAAAAAGAATAAAAAACGTATAGATATGTGTGCTACATCAGTAATGGTTATGACACAATTAATAAATAAAAAGAAGAGAGACTATAATAAATTATTTAATGAGAACTACATATGTTAGGAGTGAGAGAATGAAGAATTTTTTAATTGATTATATAGAAGAGATAGTGTTTTTTATTGCACTTGTTTTAATTAGTATAAGTGCATATTTTGTTAATATCTCCCTAGGTTTTTTTATAAATGGGTTAGTATTATTAGCAGTTGAATATAAAATAAAGCAAATTAAAAAAGAAATAGCAAGAAAGGGGTGATTAAATGAAGATAAGTAGCTACAAGAATAATACAAAGAAGACCTTTTATAATTCAGGAATGTCTTTAGATAGCATTGTAGCAGAATTAAATGGAAGTGTTACAAGAGATAGTCTTAAAGAAGATTCTACAGCTATGGCTTGTATATCTATACTAAGTGGATACTTAGCAAGTATGAGTTTGAAATTATTTGAAATTAGAGAACGAGACAGTATAGAAGTAACAAATTCTTTGACAGATGTATTAAAAAGACCAAATACTTTACATAATTACTTTGATTTAATGAAGGAATCATTGCAAGAAATGTTTATAAAAAAAGAAGCATTTTTATTGATAACAACTAAATCAGGCAAGGTAACTACATTAGATTTAATAGAAAATGCTTCTTTAATTCAAACAACATCTGGGGCCTATTTTGTAACTGGTATGGTTAGAAATAAAGTAGTAAATGTTAATTATGATAGTGTAATACATCTTAGAGATTCCTTTGATAGGTTTAAGTCATTGGAAAATGTAATATCTACTAAGAAAAGTGTAAATAGTTTAATAACAAAGAGTTATGGAAGTAATCTACAAAATGCAATCAAAGGAATTATAACATTAGAGGACTCAGAAGGATTAAGCGATGAAGGTAAAATGAATTTAAAAAGAGCTTTTAATAAAGTTCTAGCTTCAGGAGAAGATAATATAGCGGTTCTTGAAGATGGTATGTCATTCACTTCTATTCAATCCGGTGGTGTAACATCATATTCTTTTGCGGAAAGCCAAGTTAAAGAAATTCTTTCAATATTAGATGATAAAATACATCAGGTTTTTAACGTACCAAAGGTTTTAACAAGTATAGCAGATGGAAGTTATAATCTTAGCGAAAATCAAAAATCGCTTTTTATAGAAAGTTTATTACCTTTAATTAAAATGATTGAATCAGAATTTACTTATAAGTTGTTAACTAGTGTAGAAAGAGAAAGGTATTACTTTAGAATAAATTATGAATCTATTTTAAGAGGTGATTATGCAAGTAGAGTAGCAGGTTATAATGCGGCCTTACAAGGTGGATGGACAAGCAGAGCAGAAGTAAGAGCTAAAGAAAATTTACCTTATATTGAAGGAACTGATGATTTATTGATGTCTTTAAATTATGTGCCTAACTCAGAGTGGAAGGAATATACAACTAAACGAGATACAGGTGAAATTTCAGAAGAAATAAAAGAAAAAGAATAAGAGATTAACAGGGACAAGCGTAGGTGGTGAGAGCTTAACTAATAGAAGGAAAGGTGGTGGAAATAATGAATAAGTTTTATAATTTTATAACTAACAATAATAAATCAGAACTCTATTTATATGGTGCTATTGTATCAGAAAAGTGGAGTGAAGATGATATAGATTTTAAGGACTTTAAAACTGCTATAGATGGATTAAATAATGATTCTACATTAGAAGTATATGTTAATAGTCCTGGAGGGGAGGTTTTCGTAACTCAATCTATCATTTCTTTATTAAAAAGAGCAAAGGCAACTAAAAATATAACTTTAGATTGTTATATTGATGGATTAGGTGCTAGTTGTGCTAGCTGGTTGCCGATGATAGCAGATAATTTATACATATATGATGGAAGTATGTTAATGTTACATAAGCCAATGTCTTCTTTATTCTTTGCAAATGCTGATGACATGAAGAAAGAAATAGAGTTACTTGATAAGATAGAGTCTCAAATGGTTGAGAATTATATGTCGAGGGCAAAAGAAACTTTGACAGAAGAAGTTTTAAAAGATATGTTGTCTAAGGAAACATGGTTAACAGCGGATGAAATAGAAAATTACTTTAATGTTATAAGGCTAAATACATCTAAGAAATTAGTAGCTTGTTTGGACAAGGAACTAATGGATAAATATAAAAATGTACCAGAAGAACTTAAAGAAAAACAAGAAGAACCTGAAACCACAGAAGAAGTTCCTAAGGATGATAAAGAATCAGAGGAAGAAGAAAAGAAAAAGTTAGAAAACAAAATAAAATTATTAGATTTAGAATTAGCACTAATTTAGCTAGTTCTTTTTTTATGCAATTAATATAGAGAAAGGATTGATAAAATGACAAGAGTTGATGAACTTAAAAATAAGATTGTAGATTTAAAGAAAAATGCAGAGGCTTTAAAGGCTGAAAATAAAATAGATGAGGCTTTAGAAATTGTAAATTCTATTAATGATTTAAAGAAGGAAATTGCAATTGAAGAAGCATTAAATGAAAAAGAAGTTAAAGAAATAGAAAATAAATTAGAGGGAGAAGTGATAAATATGGAAAGAACAGAATTATTAAACAAGGAAGAAAAATTATTCGTAGATTACGTTAGAAAAGGAATCAGCAATGATTTAAAAGCAGGAGACAACGGGGCATTAATACCAACTACAATTTCATCAAAAATTATCGCTAAAGTTGAAGAAATGGCTCCAATCTATGCAAGAGCAACTAAATTTAATATAAAAGGAATCTTAAAGTTTATCAAAGAAGATGGTATTCCAACTTGTGAATATATGGATGAAGAAATGTCAGAAGGAACACCAACAGACGCAACATTTAAAACAGTAACTTTAAGTTCGTTTGTTGCTAGAACGTTAAGTAGAATTTCAAGATCATTAATTAATCAGTCTGATTTTGACTTATTACAATATGTTGTAGAAAAGGTTGCTAAAGCAATAGCTGTTTTCTTAGAGAAAGAATTAATTGTCGGAACAACAGGGAAAATAGAAGGTTTATCTGGAGTAACACCTACAACAGTTTCAACTATAAATGCAGATGCTTTAATCGATTTACAAATGGCAGTACCAAGCGAATTACAAAATGGGTGCGAATGGTTAATGAACCCTACTGATTTTAAAGCATGTAGAAAGTTTAAAACTGTTGACGGATTATATCTATTAAATGCAGACGCTACAAAGGAATTTGGATGGGAAATTTTAGGTAAAAATGTAATGATTTCTAACCAAGTACCAGCAGGAACTATTTTCTACGGAGATTTCTCAGGTTTATACGTAAATTTACTTAATGATATAGAAGTATCTGTATTAAAAGAAAAATATGCAGACTTATTTGCTTATGGAGTTCTAGGATTCGTGCAACTGGATGCTAAAGTAGTGGAAACTCAAAAGATAGCAGCTATAAAAAAAGGTGAATAATAATAAAAGGGTATAGGTATATATTATTTATACCCTACCCTTAATAATAAAGGGGTGATTAAATGTTAGATAAAGTTAAAATTGCACTAGGTATAGATACAGATGATACTTATTTTGATACTTATTTAGAAACTTTAATTTTGGCTTCTGAAAACTACATAAAAGAACTAATACCAGTTGAAATTACGGAAGAGTTAAAGGCTAGGTATGAAATTACTATATTAGCATTAGTAACATATATGTTTAATAACAGAGAGATGGAAGTTGATGCTAAGTCTAGTAATAAAGTTATTAAATCTCTTTTAAATTCTTTAAGGTATAGAGGTGAATAACATGGCAGATTTTAAGATAAATCCAAGCGAATTTAGACATCCAATTACTATTGAAAGATGTCAAAAGGTTAAAGATGAAGATAATAGGCTTGTTGAACAATGGTCAAAGCTATGTAATGCTAGAGCTAAGATTTTATGGACACGAGGTAGTGAATATGCTGAAAATTATGGTACTAATAGTGAAGTTGAAGCTACTTTCTATATTAGATTTAACCATAAGAAGATAACTTCTAAGGATAGATTAATCTATAAGAATGAAGCTTATGATATTATCTATGTAAATAATGTACAAGAAGCTAGTAAATACTATGAAATTAAAGCTAAGAAGGTAAATTGATGAGTGTAGAATTTAGTGGATTTGATGAATTGATAAATGATTTAAACAATTTAGGTAATATAGGTAATAAAATAGGTAAAAAAGCTGTTGAAGAAGGTGCAAAAATTGTACTAGAACAACAGAAGAAAGACGCTCCAAGAGATGCTGACAACGAACATGGTGCTGATAAGCTAGATATAACAGAAATCAAGAAATATGCTAAAAGTAGTACTGTAGTCGCTAAAGTTGGTATATCGAGCGAAAATTGGGAAGAAGCAAAACATCTTTATTTCCAAAACTACGGGTATGAGCTATGGAAAAATGGAAAGATGGTTAATACTCATGTAGGTTGGATAGATGATTCATTTAAAAAATGTAAAGACAAAGCAACAGAGAAGATGATTGAAATAGCAAAACAAGAAATTGATAAGATATTATAGGTGGTTTAAATGAATGAAGTAATAGATAAGCTAGAAAGTGAGTTAGGGATTCCTTTTTACTATGTAAGTAGAGAAAATGGTAAAGCTCCGGTAGTAGTTTACAATTATAAAAAAGAATTAAATATAAGTGATATGCAAAAGGAGTCAGCTATTTATGACTTCTATTTTATTTTAATAATAAATACAAAAGCAAATGATACAGTAGAGAAATTTGAAGAAGTTTTAGTAAATAATCTCTTTAGAAATGTAACTGTAAATCAGAGTGCAACTACTAAAGATGGTTATACTCAGATTTCTATAACTGGAAGTAAAAATATATAAAAAGAAAGGAAGTAGATAATATGGCAAGAGAATTAGGCGTGAGAAAATTAACTGCATTTAAATTAGAATCTATTGGTACATATGGAAATGCTATTCCATTAAAGAATTGTGTATCTTTAAATACAACAAATAATTATAAGGAGAGAGAATATTATAGTGATTGTACTACAGAACATTCATCTGCAACTTTACAAAATGTAGATGTAGAAATTGAAATGTCAAGTGCAATGGGATTAAAACTTTTAGCTGAATTAACAGGGTTAGAATATTCTAATGGAAAAATGGCTGGAATTGTAGGTGCAGTAGTTCCTCAATTTGCTCTAGCTTATGAGGTTTTAATGGATGATAATACTACAAGAAGAAGAGTCCTTTATAATTGCAATTTAAGAAAAGAAGAACAAACAAATGAAACTGAATCCGAAGGAGAAGTATGGAACTTTGTAGGTAAAGCTTTACCGGTAGAAATCGAAGGCGAACAATACGTTGATTTATGGATGTCTGAATCAGAGATCAACGCAATAGTTGAACCAGAAACAAAGGCTAAATATGTAACTGAGTATGGTAAGTTCTTTACTTCAGTTATTATGCCAGGAGAACCTGCAGTAGCTTAACAATAAATAGGGTAGGTAGAAATATCTACTCTTTAATTTAAAATAGAAAGGAATTGATATAAATGGAAATAATTAATTTAGCTAATAGAAAAGAAGTGGAAATATGTATAAATGGAACAGAGTGTGTAATGTCTTTAGCCTTAAAAAACATAAATCATTTTCAAGAATCTAACAAGATAGGATTACAACAAGCTTTAGAAAAGATGCAATCAGGAGATTTAGAGATGATATTAAAATTAATATATAGTATGGTATCGAATAAAAAATCAGGTAAAGTGATGGGAGAAAAGTTCTTTAAAGATTTTGATGAGTTATCTATTGTTGAAGCACTAAGTCCAATAGTTACAGAATTACTTAATAAGGATATGCCAGAAGCAAAAAATGAAACTGAAAAAAAGTAACTAAAGGTAAAGGTCAAGATTATGTAGATATAGATAACATACTGTATATGGGCAGATCTTTACTTAAAATGAGCAATGAAGAGATATATGAATCTAGTTTAAGATTTATCTTTAAACAACTAGATATACATGTAGAAGTAAATAAAGAAGCTAATAAAAGAAGTAAAACAAAAGGATATAAAAACAATAATACTTCTAAAGAAGAGACTAAATTAAAAGTATTAGATTAAAGGGATATAATATAAGGGATTTTACACGTGTTCCTTTATGTTATATCCCTTTTTTTTATAAATGAAAGGAGGTATAAATATATGGCAGATGAAAAACAGTTAGTAGTTAATCTTGCACTAAAGTCAGGAACTATGAAACAACAAATTAATACTATCAATAAAGAAATAAAGCAAATTCAGACAGAATTTAAAAATGCTGGTGCTGGTGTAGAGGATTTTGAAAAAACATCTGAAGGACTATCAGCAAAATTAAAATTACAACAATCTGTAGTAGAAAAACTTAAAGATAAATTATCGGTATATAAGCAAGAGCAAGAGAAATGTACTAAGACATTAGATAAAGCAGTTGATGCATAC